GCCAGAACTTTAGCGTTTGGCGTGCTTGCACAAATAACAGGCTCGTCAGCGGTAGCCGTTCCCGTGGACAACATTTGACCAATAATCAACGTATTCTGATTGACGGTCGCTGTATTAGCCTGAGAATTATCAACCTCCGCATAAAACAACGGGGTTCGTAAGTTACTCGGGACGTTACTAAAAGGAATCATTTATTATCTCCTTTTTGTTTAACGTCTGTTTTTTTATTAATTACAACAACGTCTTTATCACGGACGCGACGTTTCCAGAAAGGGTCATTATCTGGAACTTCTGCCCCTTCCTTTGGTAGCAAGGTGCGCTTAAACGGATCGCGAATCTCGCAACCTTCATTTGGTTTGACGAACATAGTTTAACCCTCAAACTTTATTTGGACCTGTGGTCGCGTAGTCCCATCAGGCATGGCTAAAGAAATATCTACCTCTTTTAGCTCATCAGAAACAACAGGGTAAAAATCATCAGGTCCCTGAAAATACTCAACAGAGACCAACATTAAAAGCTGACCTATATGACCCTCCCCGCTGGAATCAACGTCTATCCTTGATGAAACGGAGGAGTAGCGCTGAATGCGTCGGGTTAATTCATAACTATTAATCAATGATTTTTCTATTTGCTCCTGTAACTCCTCTAATTTAACCTCAGCATTCATCGCGCCATCTTCATTCGACTCCCCGTCAAATTCCTCAATCCTTGCCGTTATACGTAAGGTTGTGGTTGTATTGAATTTAGGTGCATTTTTATCAATACCCTTTTTATCTTCGGAATGAGTCTGAATGAGAATTAACGGAAAAAGATCGCTACGGGTAGACCAGTCGCGAGGAGAGTAAACCCTCTCCTCTGCGTCCGTATTATCTTTTAACGCGAGAACTGCCAAATTTCTGACCTCTGTAGAGTTCATATTATTTGCACACGTTAAGTATTAACTTTAACCCACCATGAGAATCTGGTTGAACATCAGATACAACATACGTTGTTTTATCTGAATATATGTACAAACGATCGCCCTGTGCAGGTTCCGTCAAAAACGCACTAGCTCTCACACCAATAACAGGAGAAGTTGTGTTTATTTCGGAGGAACCATCTAGTGTTTCAAATTCTTTTGAGTAAGGGCGATCAAATATCCCTTCTGTATCAAAAGCAACACCACGCTTAGGCCGATAATTTATAGGCTGACCAAATACTTTTTGCAGTGGGGCCAGTAGTTTTTCATCCCAATTGATCACGGGTTATCCCCCTGTGATGAACTCCACGCCACCGGCATCAGCTGTTATGGATAGCCCAACTCTAGCTTTAGCCTCAAGCTCCTGGCGTACTACGGATAATGGTTTAACTAACCCAATAGCCATCAGCCGTTTTGCCGTTTTTAGCGGGAGTTTCACTGTTTGCGAATGCGCATACTGCTCACCGTTAAACTTCAACGTTGCTCCCGTAACCACCACAGCGATATAAGCTGCGGGATCAGCACCAGCAGCGGCACCTACACCGGCCGCCGGTTCAGCCCCAGCAGCGGGACCAGCATCGGCCGCCGGGTCAGCACCAGCAGCGGGACCAGCACCGGCCGCAGGGTCTACGCCAGCAGCAGCATCAACACCGGCCGTAAGGTCCGGGTCCAGTCCCAAATCTGGATCCAAAAAATCTCCCTCTTTGAGATCATTAATAGACCCGGCCGCAGCCGTTTTTTGCTCTTTGTTTTTTGGAGCCATCGTTATTCACCTCAGCTCTCATCAATAACCATTGCCGCCATACAGCCATTAACCTGGCTCGGGATGACGATCGGCGCAGACTGCATCAACAGCTGGCGTTGAGGTGGGTCAAATGGAACCCATGTTTTTGGCGCATACGCCATCGGGCCGTAATTAAATGAATCATCAAGAATCGCCCCAAATGCGCGAGTTCCCTGCATTTGTGGGCCGCTCATTAAAACCATGCCATCGGTGATCATTGGCATTTCTACGCCATTCAGGTCATCAATAAACCAGTCGTTATAAAGCCAAAGGTTATAGTTGCCCCAGGTTCCTTTATGGATGGCGCCAGGCATAATCTGAGCGCCTGGGTTAATGATGTTCCCGGATGGGTTTTGAGCTGGAAGAATGATCGCGCTATTTTCCAGCGTGGTATCTTTTTTGAATGCCGCCCATGATTTGTTAGTGAAAACAATATCAGTACAAACAACACCCGATTTTTGTAAAACAGTCGCTTGCCATTCTTCGATGCAATCGCTCGGAATTGTGTTTTTTGCACCAGCAGGAACGTTTAAAGGCCACGCATCAGTACCGGTCAGCGCCACCGTCAGCGCGGGGTCACGACCAAAATCGACAACAGTCGTCGGGAACCCTTCACCAGCGATAGTCACACGGCCAGTTTGAAGCGCGGAGGATGCCATCCATTCCAGGCGACGGTTTAACATGTCGATCTGATCTGCCATTTCAAACTGTAGATTGAGCATGGCACGCTCAGCGGCCGTAAACTCACCGCCAATACGTTCACCAATTTGACGACGAATCGGTTTGCGTAAATCGGGAGCGCGTTTGTCTTTGATATAGGCTGGTTTAAATTTGTTGGTCTGGTAGCGGCGGCTCTCAACCATTTTCCCCTCAACAAGCGGGGAACAGAATGGAGCCATACGACGTAAGCCAACATCAACATCAATCGCGACCTCTTCCGAGTCAGACGTTACGACGTTTGGAAAAAAACGGTCGAGTAAAAAGTTTTGCGCAACTTTTAAATTCGGAACTACCTGAATTAAAGTCGCGGTGTCAAAAACAGTCATATCACTCACGATATTTACCTTTTTAAAAAAATAGGAGACCGCCGCCAAATAAATTATTTAGCGGGTTAAATATTAACTACCTGTATTTAAATTAGTCGTTCTTAACGACGTCTCGAATAAAAATACTTGAAGGGCGTAACGCCTGAGCGACTGTCTCAACAGTCCATGAATTATCAATAATAATTCGATGTCCGTTAAACTCGCCCATCAGATATACACCGCCCTGCACGTCTCCGGCCGTAGCATCCACATCATCGCCGAGAATCGCGCTCGGAACTTCGCTCCCATCAGTGGCTGTCTTGACACTGAGTTGATAACCACCGCTGGCAGTCACAACACCCAGCACGGTCCCGCGCTTATACGCCTTACCGCCAGTAATTGTCACAGTATCAGTAACGAGCTGGAGCGGGCCGCTAACAAGCTGATCAGGAACATACACATCCTGAACCATGCCCGGACGCCACGGGTTATTACCAATTTGATTAACGGTCATTTTTTATCACTCCCAGTAGTTCGGTTATAAAGGCTCATCATTTTTTCAGCCGTGCTACCACCGCTTTTACCACCGTTAACCCCAATTTTCGGGTGCGGTTCATTGGCCATGCGATCCTGTAAGGTCTGACGTTTAGGCTGGCCCAGCTGTACAGCGGCCCCCGTAACCGTTCGTCCATTTGCACGCATAACCCGGATCGCTTCTTTCGCTGATAGCTTCGTTGTAAAAGCCAGTGTTGCCGCTAAATCAGGACGACCGGCCGCATGTCTGCTACTAAAAATAGCCGCGCAACGTTCACGCTCAGCCTTACGGCCTTTTTTAACGTCTTTGTTTTCGTCCTCTTCATCTTCTTCTGCGTCTGGATCATCGTCATCATCCTCAGCATCCGGGTCGTCATCTTCGGCGTAAGTGTCGTGATGGTCAGCTTTCGGGTCGTGATCTTCGTCTTT